GTTCATGTTTTTAAACGAGATAAGATCTTGCAACTCATGAGAGTTTGCAGGTAACTTGTAATAGTCAGCACTACTACCATCCGACGTCGTGCTTATCCCTACATTCCCATTGCTGTCAATGAGTTGTTTGCGAGGCCGACCTCGTTTCTTCTTCTCCGTCATCTTTCACCTTTATTTCTATACGATTTAGTGGAACGGCTTTGAGGTTGTATACTCCTTCGGAAAAGCCGTAGTTCAAAATAAAATGCTCTGCAAAATACTTACTTGGGAATGGCCCAAACGTAGTACGTGACTTATCACCTGAGTGCGTACACCACACAACGTATTCTAGTTCTTCTTCATCATTCATAGTCTGGCTCTCCATAAACACTTGGGTAGCCGTTTAGATGCCCACCAGCGGCATCAGCACCCTCGCGTAAAGCGTCGAAGATCCCCCTACGACACACACGAAACTCTATGATGTCCACATCGCTATCTTTTGCCTCCAGATCAACAAGAGCACGTTTTAAACCTCGTTTATTTATTGCGTAATGAGCACCTTCCGCGCCATCGATTCTATAAAGTTTCATTTGATCTCCTTCATGTCTATGGTGTTGTCATCCATGCCCCATCGATAAGCTAGGGTGTTGTTTATCTTCGCGTAGTGCTTCCGCACCTCGCGCAAGAATGATGAAGTGTTTTCGTTTTGGTCCCTTAGTTTCGTGTACTCCTCGTCCGTTGCCATGAAGCGCAACTGCTGTAGGACATTGGCCCGTGTCACTTCCTGTGGCGTTTGTCCGTGTTTATTTTTCATTACTTTCTCCATATAACGTATTACTATGTACTATCTATCTTTTGATGAGATGAGTACCCTTAGTTTATAGCGTATCTTCAAAGTCAAACTCCAACTGTGCTGGGTTTGCATCGATTAGATCTAATACGTCATTCATGTTTTCTTCGTTGACCACCAATGCAATGCCCTCACAATCAGCAATCTCTCGAAGATTCTTTTCTTGCAATGGCGTAGGTTTGTTACCACCTGCCTTGCACTCTATACCAAAGAACTTCCCCCTAAAGCACCCGACAATATCGGGTACACCGCTCTTACCGTAACCACCTGTTGCAGGAAAGAAGTAATATGCACCTACTGATTTAAGATGCTTTGTTACGACTCGTTTTACTTTTGCTTCTGGTGTCATCTTTCGCTTTCTCCTTTAACAGCGTTTCAATGCGTAGCATGACTTCGAGTATGCTGGTTTGCGTCTCGAAAAGTCTTTCCAGATCGTCTTCATCAAACTCGATTATTACCTTACCCATGCTTTCTCCGTGGGAACTGTTATCAAATGTGGACCCAATATGTGTTTTCATCAAACCGCTGACCAACCCCCGACACCTCGTCGTTGGAGTGTTCCAACATGGAAAGGACCGCAATCCTCTTCCTAAAGATGTCGGGTAGTTCGTCCACAGATGCATACGTACCTGTGTGCGGTGCATCAGCACATCCTAGACCAATACAATCAATCATACATACGCCTGTAGTTTTGTCTACTAGAACAAAGTAAGTTGTACTGTACTGTGGTCCTTCGATCATTAGTGAATGAAAAAGATATTATCGTCCACCTTCATGCCAATGCCATCTTCGTAGTCGAATGGCTCCAGCATCGCAAGCACTGCCAGCTTACTAAGAAGTGCAGGTTTTTTCTCTACTGGGATAATGCGTGTGTTCTCTGCCAGTATAATGTCATTACCCCAAGGGCTTTGCAGTACGTTAAACAAACACCGATACTCAGTCGGCGTAACAAAGACAAACGCACTCTTTTGTTTGTACATATTCGCCTCTTCTACTTCAGCATCATACTGCTGAACACGTAACAGCTTATCTGCAAGCTCTGAATCCATTTCTTTTATCTGGTCGAGCATCAGGTAAGCCAGTTTAGCCAATGGACGTTGGTAGAACATCGAACTGTCAACGGAACTCATAGGCGTTCCAAGGATGTCTCCGATCACTTCTTTTTGCTTCAATCTGAGGTTATTAGCCTCTTCAGCCACCTTGCTTTTAAAATCAAGAAGCCAGTATCGGGCCATCTCCGACAAGCTATAGTTGTGTAGCCCACGTAACGCCTTACCTACAGCCGCTTTGAGATTACTACTCTTGTTCTCATGCTTATGGTCGTACCCCTTACCGTTCGTGATAAGCCTAGACCCCACAATGTATAACGGCCTACTCTTCGAGCGGTCATACTTATTATAGCCTTCCTCTTCACTCACTCGAATGTAACCCATCGCGTAGTACTCTGCTTTGTCGTACACCCACACTTTTCTGGGGCGATGGCCGTCTTCACTTACACCGAACTGCACATCCCTGTTACCGAAAGGCCCATCAAGCTTCGGTTTCAGTGCCGCGATAAAGTCATCCATAGTGGATGGGAACCTCTCGTCACACACTGCTATCGGCTCTAAGTCTTTTACTTCTTTTCTAAATCTACTGGTCATGTTTCTTACCTCTTTATTTATGCAATCGTATAGATTGTCTTCAATGTTATAACTGGTTATAACTTGTTACACACCAACTAGATCGCCAACCGTCAGGTCAGACACTTCTAGTCCACGCCATAGCCTACCCCATTCTTTTAGATCGAATAGGGTCTGCCCCTTACAAGCGGCATCGAGTACAGCTTCCAATACTGGATCGCCATCCTGTCTCCGCATCACACTACGCACAAGCAAATGCCTGTGCTTCTCTATGTTGAATCTGTCAACTCTCATGTCAGATCCCTCGCTTTGATACGCACAACCTTACCGCAGTCAGGCATATGGCTCTCGTTGTCAACCAACGCCCACAGAACTGGACAGTGCCATTGCCCCCAACCACGGAAGTCACCATCAGTAAGTACGATAGCTGCCGTGGGTCGGACATTGTTAGCTTGCATATAAGCTGTCACAGTGTCGATGTCTGTACCGTAGCCCTCAACCGGCTGGGTACGTTGCATGATCTCGGATACCTCGTGGGCCTCGTACACTTCTTCTTTCGGTACAATAGAACCCCAATAGACAATCCGAACTCGTTGCGGCTTCATCACCTCGCATATACTGACTACTTCAGATAGAAACACTCGACGTTCTTTCGGACCCACCGAACCCGACATATCACAAGCAATCAGTAGCTCTTCGGCTGTCTCGCTGATACCACTAGGCAAGTACACGTTAGCCCCGATGTATCGTCGGTTAGGTCGCTTCCATGTCGAGTAGTCATTACCAGAACACGTTGTCTCTATGAACTCACGTAACACATCACGCCAGTTGACTTGAGGTTTGAGTAGTTCATCGATGTTGACGTTCTTCTCTCCACCACAAGTCTCAGCCATCATTTGACCCTGCCGTATCGCCTCTTCGATTTCGGCTTCGATCTCCTTGGCCTCCTCTTCTGGTATGTCAGCCGCACCTTCCCAATCGTGCTCGTCCAGTGGTTGCCCACCACCGCCAGATGGCTGGCCCTGCTGATCGCCATTCTCTTCATCTTCTTCTAGCATCTCGAAGATAATGTCAGAAGGCATCCAATCGGAACCTGCTCTGAACCGATCATCATACAAGCCGATCATCTTACCGTCTGGAGTGCGTGGCATCGTAGCGAAGCCGTCTTCCTTGTTCTCTGTTACCAGCTTGCCGTTGATGTTGTAGTCACACGCTTGGTTTGCCAGACTGAAGTTCTTATCATGTAAGTTCTTCCACGTAGTAAGGTGTCGGAACAACTTGTGATAGACCTCATGTAGTATGAGAAACCGTAGCTCGTAGTCATCTAGCGACTCGATAAACTGCCTACCATACTCGATGTCTCTGCCATTGGTACGTGCAGTGACACTAGGATCGTCAACAATCGTGCGCTTGCCATGCAACAACAACGGACCCAACGCCATGTAGCGTAGGTGATTCATAATATCGATGTAGGCTTTGGTCAGCCGTTGATCGATGGTCAACTCTTGATGTATAGCTAACACGTTACACCCCCTTCTTTACTGCTTCGGCATTGATCCAACCGTTGTCTACAGCCCAATCACAGAACTTGCTGTTGTGCATCATCATCTTACGCTTGGGATACTTCTCGTTCAGCGCACCTTTCACAAACAATGCCTGTGCTTCTGGATCGAACCGCAATAGATACGTCATCCATGCATCCACCCAATCTCGCTCGATAGCAGCCAGCCCACGATAGATAGTCATGCACTTGGTCGCTGGAGTATCAGGCAATGTCGCTGTATTGGGATCAGCTTTGATCGACTCCAAGGACGGCAACTTACTAGCCAATGTAAGAAACGAATAGAAGTCTTGAGCCGATGGAGCACCAATCACACCAGCCAATGCTGCTTTCAACGTATCACCATCGAACAAAGCTCGTCGGTGTAATATCTTACTGGCTAACTCCAATGCCCTTGGCGTAACAAACGACTCGCGTTGTGCCTTGGGATGGAATATGTGTATGTTGTCATCAGGATTCTCAACATCCTCGAATGACTGTAACACTTGCGGATTCTGTTTGACCCAGCCAAGTAGCGAGTGGTCGATACCGTTGTTGATACCCCATATCACCCACTCTTCAGCCGTAGACTTGCGTACATCCACAATCGCAATCCTGTTACGCTGGTGTGGCAGTAACAAGTCACCTACACCTTCAGCACCTTTGTTCGTGGTAGCAAACACAATCGAGTCAGGATGTAGAGACAACGTACCGAACTGCCGCTCCAACATGAACCGACATAACGCAGTCTTCACTGCTGGATTCGCTTTACCAAATTCATCGAGACACACGATCACCGGCTTACCCAGATGTAGCCCCAACGCTTCGTTGACAGCAAACGACACATACTTCTCTGTCTCTGCTTGCGAGAGGTTAGGTATCGCCAGATCACCCAGATCCAAACTACTACAGTCGAGCATACACAGAACGTGTTCTGGTAATTCTTCATGTAACGTCTTCGCTACAGATGTCTTACCGTTACCCATGTCGCCGCGCAGTAGGACAGTGACCTCACTGCCTATCGCTTTGATTAACTCCGCGCACTGATCCAAACCTAAGCTATGCGTATTTCCTAGCATGGCATTCTCCTTACTTTAATGTTTATGTTAATTGTTATTACAGATCCAAACTCGGCAATGCTTCGATCTTGCTCTTGACAGAATCGACCTTGCCCTTGGTAACTTCACGCAACGTAATGTTGTGCTTGATACCTTCCACACTCACGCCAGCTAATGCTGACTCCAACTCTTGACGCATGGCATCCAACTGAGGGTTACCTGTTACATTGAACTCACGCATCATGTTCACCAACTCGACAGTCGTATTGAACACAGAGTCGTACATCTTACTAGGCGTACCATCCTCTTTGACACTGAGATTAGAACTCAACGTCTTGAGATTGTCATACAACCTAGTCCAGATATTGTTGACCATACCTTCAAGCGCAGACTGAATGAACTTGTCATGTTGCCCCTGCATGGTATCGCCTAATTGTTCTTCCATGTATGCACGTTGATCGTCTTCGAGATCATCTAGGAACGAGTCACCTGCATCAGACACTGGATGGTATGTCAGCGACCAACCGAACTTGTTCCGTAACGTCATCGCGTCAGGATAGTCGGACAGATCAGCCATGTTACCTTGTGCCGCCATCGATGTAATACGATCCTGCTCGTACTTGCTCAAGAACGCTGCTAGTAACGAGTCATACTTATTAGAGAACGTACTCATTTCTTTCTGGTACTTCATCATCCATGCGGCATTGGGGATGAAGCAATAACCTGTACCCATCCAAGGGCCGGTCAAACGTGCGTGTGCTTTACGCCACAACGCAACGTGCTTTTTCAACTCAGTCAACTCGACGGACGTAGACATGAGATTCTTGTTCACACTCACTGCCTGCGTATCTGCTGACTTGTTGATCGCGACTTCTTCAGTCACACCCCGATCTTTTTTACGTGCGGTCCAACAACTAATGTTGAGCAGCACCAACTTAGCTGACTTCGACAGTGATGGCATATCACTGAGGTCAGGCTTCTCATTGTTATAACCTGTTATAACATCATTCATAATAGTCACCTCTTACTTACTTTAGTTTCTCTTCATCAATGAAGAATTTTACGTGGACGAATCCACCTTGCATGGATGAAATCGTGTAACTGAACTCGCACGACTCCAACCAACCTATGAATCTTTTCAGATTCGTTACCTGTACTGTTGCCCCCATTACGCTGTTTCTCCCACAGTCGCTTCTAAGAACAACTCCTCATATCGTTTTTCCCAGATCTCTCGATAGTTAACCTCGACCATCCAAGCGTTCACGATGTCGGTAGCCAGACTTGCAGCACTCTTCATATCTTCATAGAGATGGTCATGGACAAGCTCTCGTAACTCCTCTTCATCGCGGCAGAACTTAGCTGCATGATAGAGATCTCTGTCATTGTCTAACCAGAGCGCACACTGCCAAGTCTCGTAGTTGGACCAACCTTCGTATTCTTTCGTTTCCACTAACTTCTCCTACAGTGATTTGATGGAACCCATCAAGACAAGCCCAAGCGATACCGCGAAACATCCTAGTGTTGATACGAGCGGCAAGGTCCAAGCCGTAGCCGTGGGACCAAGAATACACATACCAACCGTCGAAGCTCCTAGCAATATGCCACCTACGAACAAGGCAAGAACTCGCATACGAGTGTCTCGTCTATCTCGTGCTGCCTCTGCGTGTAACCTCTCATGCTCTTCGATGTAGTCCAACTCAAGCTTGCCGTTGATAACGTGATCCATCGCCACGTTGAATTCGGCCACCTTATCATCAGGAACCAAAAACATATCGTCTTTTGGATAACCGTATTTGGCTTTGATGTTACGCACAGCTTCCAGCTTGCGTTCCAACTCTTCCAACTCTTTGTCACTCAACAATGTAACCTCCTACTTCTTAGTTTATAAAATGTTATAACCGGTTATAACAAATGGGTATCTGCTACAAAAGGACATAACCTGTTACAGGCAGACGTAATCCGTGAGGAACCGTCGGCCATCATGTATCTTCTCATATCTAGCAAGTAATGTCAAGTGTTACCACAAAATAGTTAATAGTGTTTTCTAGTAACTTTTAACAGTATGGGACGTTATGGGACGTTAGGTAGGCGGGCAAGTATTTGAAAACCAAGCAATGTTCTAATGTTACGTTTTTTTAAGAATTATGAAGGGCTGAGGACATCACGAGAGAGAAGGGAACAATACGCAAAGAGGGGGTCTTAAAAATATATCTCTTCATAAATTTTTTAAAAAAAGTAACATTATATAAATAGCTCTCTATCCTACTGCGAAACATATATTACCTACCATCAGATACCACCAAAAACCACGTTTGGTTTGTTACTTTTTGCCAAAAAAAAAGGGAACAGAAGGGAACAAAGGTAACAAAGCACTTTTGTTATAACTGGTTATAACAATGAGGCGCATCGCTGTAAGGGAACTGTTATCAGTAGGCAGCGCGGACGCGAGGCGCAGCGCGACAAGGGAACTGTTATCAAAGAAAAAAGTATCTGCTGGTTGTGGATAACTGGGTTGGGTAGATTAGATCTGGTGAGATGTTATATAGACAGAAAAGCCAGACACAAAAAAGGGAGCCTAAGCTCCCTTGATTGTCCTATGTAGTTTGAGATTAGCCTAGAAGTTTTAGCGTGGTATTCATCGAGTCCAGAGCTTTTTTGCTGACTCCAGAATTATCCTTGCCGGCGCGTTTCACTAGGCCGATAACTAGCTGCCTAATTTTGTCCAGCTCTGTCACAGTCGCGTCGTCGCCGTCGGCCTTGCTCTGAATCTTTTTCAGCATCTTATAGGCGCGACCCATATAGGCACCGACTGCCATTTGCGCTTCCCGTCTAGCTGGCCGCATATGTACCGGCAGCTCACTCGACGGCGTGACCAGTAGATTCCGCTTCGCGGCCGGCATACCGGCAATCACTGCCTCGCGGCATACGGCGAAATTATCGGCGTTGCAGTCTTCGTGCGACTTGCGGAAATCCTCGAATCGGAAACCCGCGCCGTTCAGTTTTTCGGCCTTGCAAGATTGTGACTCTTCGCCCTTTGCGAATGCAGTCAATTCCGCTAGCTGTTTTTTGTTGTATGTTGAAGCCATATTACTTTCCTTGTTTATACCCGGATCGAAGTGACCGGGATTCCGTACATTGTAACATGTAAGAAGTTACACGCAAATCTGACACTTTTGTTATAACCGGTTATAACATTTACCCCACCCCACCCCTATGGCCCACTACGCAGCACAGTTGTATGTGTGTATGTATATTACTAATTTTCTCAAACAAATCGGTTTTTTCTCCATTTCAGACCCCCACCCCCCTCATATATGGAAACACCCCCCTTTGGAGTCCCAGACTACTTTGAAAGAAAAATTTTTTGCGGGACTAAGCTATGCGAGCTTAATCCTTTTCACTTTTAGTTACTCACATATAACAAATTACAACTAAAAACCTATATGCCACTAAAATAAAAAAAGTAACATTTCAAATATTCACGCTTTTCCTCTGTGTTTCTCTACTGTATATTTCGCAAAACGACCACAGGTCAGCGAATACATGACGATGCTTCTGAAACCGGAGATCGGCATTCCGTTGGAAGACGGAGTAACGAATATGGATTTGAAAGAGCGAGCCGAAGCCGCTTGTAATACTGCATTGGAACTGTCAGAACACGGATTGGATATAGAGCCTACCAGCGAAGACGAAGAGGTAGCCGCAAAACTAGCAGTGGCCTACGCCGACGACCCTGAGAAAACATCAAAAACAGTATCGAATGCCAAGGCAGCTAAGATAACGCCACCTGCATTAGTGCTGACCGATACAATCCTAAAGCAGTTTGGACACTCTGTTGCAGAAAGCGCAGTCCAGATACGCCACTTAGTTACTAACAAACTACTTATAGAGTCAGAAAACCAAGACCCACGCATCAGAATGAGAGCTTTGGAGCTTCTAGGTAAGATCTCCGATGTAGGATTGTTTGCTGAGAAGTCAGAGGTCACCGTAACGCATCAGTCTACCGAAGATCTACGTGAGAAGTTACGTAGTAAACTGACCAAGATTATCGAAATCGAAGAGGTAGAGGACGCAGAATACACATCAAGTGTGGAGTTTGAGGGTGAGATTCTGGATGTAGAGGCAGAATTTGGTCCTGATGACTACGATGACTGAGCCAGCCCTCGATTTTACGGAAGAAGAAGTCCAGCGAATGCTGGATAACTTGGATAACTACACCGCAGAAGAGATTATTGAGATCGATAAGATTGTAGATGAGCTTGCGGAGCGTCGAGCGAACCAATCTGCGTATGATGATCTCATAGAATTCTGCAAAAGAATGCAGTCAGACTTCATTGTGGGTAAGCACCACCGCCTGTTAGCCGATATGCTCATGGCAATCGAGCGCGGAGACAAGGATAGGATATGTGTAAACATACCGCCTCGTCATGGTAAGTCGAATTTGGTGTCTATAATGTACCCGGCGTGGTTTTTGGGGCGAAATCCCGGTAAAAAAGTGATGATGGTGTCACATACTACCGATTTGGCAGTAGATTTTGGTAGAAAAGTACGGAATATGATCGCAACGGACGAGTATTCCGCGATATTTCCTACAGTAAAGCTGGCAGTGGACTCAAAATCGGCTGGTAGGTGGAATACCAACACAGGTGGTGAGTATTATGCCTGTGGTATTGGCTCATCTATCGCTGGTCGAGGCGCAGATTTACTATTAGTGGACGATCCCCACTCAGAACAAGACGTAATTAACGGTAATTTTGAGACATTTTCCAAAGCATACGATTGGTTTACCTTTGGTGCTCGAACTCGTCTTATGCCCGGTGGTCGGGTAGCTATCATACAGACAAGATGGCACATGGATGACCTGACAGGGCGTGTGACTAAGGATATGGTTCAGAACGAGCGGGCTGACCAGTATGAAGTGGTAGAGTTTCCAGCGATTTTAGATGTTGATGACGCAGAAACAGGGGAGCCGATACAGAAACCATTGTGGCCTGAGTTCTTTGACCTTGAAGCCCTGCTCAGAACCAAGGCATCTATGCCCACATTCCAGTGGAACGCTCAGTATCAGCAAGAACCGACAGCAGAAGAAGCCGCACTGGTCAAACGTGAGTGGTGGCAGATGTGGGAGCAGGGTGATCCGCCGTCTTGTGAGTATATCATCATGTCGTTGGACGCAGCGGCAGAGACACACAACAGAGCCGACTACACAGCACTCACTACGTGGGGTGTGTTTCTTAACGAAGAGAATGACGCATATAACATCATACTGCTAAACAGCATCAAGAAGCGGATGGAGTTTCCAGAGCTAAAAGACTTGGCGATGAATGAGTACGCTGAGTGGGAGCCAGACGCATTTATAGTGGAGAAGAAGAGTTCGGGTACAGCCCTGTATCAGGAGATGAGGCGCATGGGTTTGCCTGTAGCAGAGTATACCCCCCACAGAGGATCAGGTGATAAACTTGCGCGATTAAACTCAGTATCTGATATTGTAGCGTCTGGTTTAGTGTGGGTTCCCCCTACACGGTGGGCAGAAGAGGTAATCGAAGAAATTGCAGGTTTTCCGTTTATGAGCCATGATGACCTAGTTGACTCAACAGTGATGGCACTCATGCGTTTTCGACAAGGTGGATTTATACGGTTGCCCACTGATGAGCCGGAGGATGTACGGTACTTTAAACAACGCAGGGGTGGGTATTACTAATGGCAGTAGAGAAAGGACTATATTCGGCCCCGATAGGGATAGAAGAAGAATCTCTGGAACAGGAAGAGAATCTTGAAATAGAGATTGTCAATCCTGAGATGGTTACTCTCGATGACGGCAGCGTTGAGGTAACCATCATTCCTGACGCGGATGTGGGTGATATTGTTTCTTTTGACGCTAACCTTGCTGAAGTCTTGGACGACTCTGTACTCAACGAGTTGTCAGATGAGCTGATAAGTGCTGTGGACTCTGATACGTCCAGCAGAAAAGATTGGGCAGATACATTTGTAAGAGGTCTTGATGTCTTGGGGTTCAATTACGAAGAACGTAATGAACCTTGGGAAGGAGCCTGCGGTGTGTATTCAACTGTTTTAGCAGAGGCGGCTATAC